CTTGCCCGTGCCAGGTTGGCAGTATGCAACCCTCATACCAGTGCCACTCTGTCATTGGCCCGCATCTTGCTACCCTGCAACCCCCGTGCCAGGGGGGTCTATGCAAGGGGTGTGCCAGTTCCCCTTTTGGCATGGCACGGTTGCGGCTTCTGGGTCCCCCCTCCCACATGTGGGATAAATTTTCCAACTTACCCCCCAAATTCGGCCCTATTTAAGGGGTTCCAGACGCCCCCTTACTCGAATGATAGAAGTAAGTTACCTCACATGGGCCTCCCCTCGAAATCCCAGTTCTCAATGTAGGGTGCTGGAGGGTCATGTATTCTTAGCCTCACTTACTCCCCCGTCCCGACGAAGGAGGGCGAGGAGACGTCCGAGAGGGGTCCATGCGCAAGCCCGGCATAAGTATGAATTCGTCATGTAGGTAAATTCACAGACTTGACAGGAGGTGAAAACTTTGAGACACTACGCGCGTCAGCAGAAGAGAGATGCGGTCGGACGAAGCGTCCAACCTGCCCCGCTCTTCTCCACCCTTGACAGGGTGTCAAAGAACGAGGTACAGTGTAAGTCTTCCGGGTCGAGAGGAACGAGACACGGAATAATGAACAGGTCCGCCCTGACTCCCCAAGAGGAGTAACCCGCTGTCAAGACTGGCGTGGGTGGCAGGACCGGCCGACGGGCACACGTAGAAGGCTAGCATGGCAATCGAGTTTGAGGTTGAGACTCTCCGAGGGCGAGAGCGAGACAAGCGTGAGCGCATTGTGGTTCGTCTCCAGGATGAGCTGGACCGCATGATTAAGATGTTCTCGGCCTGCCGAGAGAGCCTTGAGAACGAGATGCTGGAGGGCATGGGGTACAAGAACCTGGCCCTCACTCCCGTGGTCCTGAAGAAGGCCAAGGAGCTGGCTGCGATGATGGGCTCGGTTGTGGAGGCGAAGATTCGCTTCGACAAGGCCCAGAAGCAGCTCACCGAGTCAATGACCCCGGATGAGGAGCGCAAGGCCGTCCTCTCCTACATTGACTCCCTGACCCCGGAAGACCGGCAGGCCCTCATGACCGAGGTCCAGCGGCGCCGGGTGCGCAAGGGCGAAGTGACCCGTACTCCTCGTGAGGGTGCCGATGGAAATCCTGACCCGACCGAGTAAGCCGGCCGACCTCTCCCTGGTCTTCGACTCCTGGTTAAACCAGTGGCGCACGTCGAAGTTCGCCGGGGTCATCCCTAATCACAAATACTACGAAGTGCAGCGGGGCCTCATCGAGGACCTGTTTGCCCGGGGGATGCGGGTCACCGTGGCCCACCCCGAGGGTCATCCCGACCTCATCATGGGCTGGGTGGCTTACGAGGTGAAGGACATGGCCATTGTCCACTACCTCTTCTGCAAAGACGCTTACCTGGAATCGGCTGTCCGGTCGCTCCTGGTGTCGGCGGTCCCGGGGGCCCAGCCAGGGCTCGTCACGCACCGCCAGAACCATCCGCAGCTCAAGACGTGGCGACACGTACCCGAGCTTGCCCGCAGAAAGAGCCTGTAGTGTCTGACCGGCGTATCCCCTTGTCCCTTGTGGTCTTCCGGCTACCAGTAGCCATCCCGGGAGCCACCATGCGGACCACCACGATAGAGGCGGGCAAGGAGCGGGGCCTGGACTTTAAGTGTCCCCAGCCCTTCCTAGACCCCGACCTACGGGTGGTGGTGATTGGCAACCGCGCGTTTCCTCTGGAGAACGTGGACCACTACGAGCGGGCCAAGATGGCGCTCTCTGACGAGAAGCTAGAGGCCGCTGCCGTGGCCGCCAAGGTCCGCGAGAAGCTCGCCAAGAAGTAGCCTTGACCTCCTCGCACCTCTTCCATAGCCTCAACCGCAAGGCCGGGCAAGCCCAGACCAACACGGCGCTGTGGGCGGAGCGTGCGCAGGCAATCTACGACGGGTGCCAGTCCAAGCAGCGGGCCCTCTTAGACTCGGTCGAGAACGGCTACAAGTACCTGGGCCTCCGGTGCCCTCGTCGTGCTGGCAAGACCTACGGCTTCGCATCCCTGGCCCTTCGCCACGGGGAGAAGCACCCGAACTCCCGCATCCTGATTGTCTCGCTCACGCTGAAGTCGGTACGAGACAACTACTGGTCCGGGGCCCCGGGCGGCATCTTCGCTCTGAACGAGAAGTACGGGCTTGGGCTCAAGTTCAATCACACTTACAATACCTGGCAGCACGAGAATGGGTCCCGTGGCCAGTTAGTCGGCGCCGAGACCCTGGCCGACATCGAGAAGATTCGTGGCTCGCTCGCCGAGGCCGATATCGCGATTGTCGATGAGTGCAAGTCGTTCGCCCCCGAGCTGTTCCTTCAGCTCCTACGCGACGTCCTCCTCCCCGGCCTCATGACCCGCGACGGGGCTCTGGCAGTGGGCGGCACCCCTGGTTCTATCCCCATGGGGATGTTCTACGAGGCCACCTGCCCCACGGCCCGTACCGAGTACACCTGCCCCAAGTGCGAGAAGACGCACCCTACCTGCATCCCGGTAGGCGACGAGGCCAGCGAGCTGTACGCCTGTCCCGAGCTGGAGAAGGCGGCCCTCTGGCGCCTCCACTCCTGGACCATCCAGGACAACCCGCGCTCGGACGCCTGGAAGCGCGCGCTCCAGGAGAAGCTCCGCAACCAGTGGCCCGATGACCATCCGCCCTGGCGCCGTGAGTACCTGGGCGAGTGGGTCACTGACGCCACGGACCTGGTCTACCACTGGGCCAACTACAAGGACCGTCAGGACTACGTCACCTGGCGCCCTGAGCGCACACGAAAGAATCCGTCGGGTCTTCCCGTAGAACTTGGCCCCTGGCGATATGTCCTAGGGATTGACCTTGGCTACGTGGATGACACGGCCCTTGTACTCTGCGCGTACTCCGAGGTCAGCAAAGAGCTGCGCCACGTGTATGACTTCAAGCAGCCGGGGATGACCATCGATGCCTTCATGGACGAGGTCTTCTCGGTCATTGAGCGCTTCGGGCGCCCCGACTCCATTGTGGCCGATACGGCCGGTGGCGGCTCCAAGATGCTCATTGAGTCGATGAACCAACGCTACGGCCTGGGAATCGAGCCCGCGAAGAAGACGGAGAAGATGGACCACATTGAGATGGTCAACTCCGACTTCTCCCTGGGGCGCATCAAAATCATCCCGGGCAGTGACCTGGCCATCGAGCTGGGTGGGCTCCAGTGGGACCTCTCTCGCGAGTCCAAGGCGATTCTGTCGCGCACGGGCCGCCTCAAGGAGGACCCGCAGTGCCCCAACCACCTTTGCGACGCCCTGCTCTACCTGCACCGCTACTCCTATCACCATTGGTCCTCTCCCCCGCCCATGCGCACGACGCCAGGCACCCCGGAGTGGCTGCGGGAGATGGAGGCGGCGGAGCTGGAGAAGGCTATGGCGAAGCGGACCGAAGCTAAGAAGGACCCGCACGGGCTCCGTCGTTACGAGAAAGGCCTCCCTTGGACCCGTTAAACATGACCCCCGAGCAGATTGAGGCCATCCTCATGGTTCTTCGCGAGCAGGGGGTGGCCAAGTTCGAGGGCCTGGGCTTCGCCGTGGAGTTCCGCACGGACCTGGAGGTGCCCAAGCAGGAGACGGCCGAGGAGGCCATCCGCAGCATCGCCAATGAGGAGAGGCGCCAGGCCAAGCCGGGCCTCTTCCACAATCCCATGCTCTGGCCGGGTGGGGCGCCCCCTAGCTTTGACGGAGAAGACTAATGTGGAATCCAGGCAACGAGGGTAACAACCCCGAGGAGCAGCCGCACCACATTGGCTGGTGGGAGAGGGTTACCAAGCACGAATATCTCCCGGCTGAAGAGGTCGAGAAGATTCGGGCCAACTCCCTCATTGCGACGGCGCGCAACCTAGAGAACCTACAGCGAGAGGTCCATGAGCAGAACCTCTTCTCGGCCCAGCTCTACTCCAACCGTGAGCTGGCGGCCTTCGACTGGGGCACCAACAACCTCTATCGCGCCTCGCTGGCTCCTGTCTCTCGCACGGGTGAGAACCTTGTGCTTATGGTCGTGGATACGCTGGTCTCCCAGGTGGGCAAGAACCGCCCCAAGGCCAAGCCACAGACCCGCGGAGCCTCCTGGAAGCTCCGGCAGGCCGCGAAGCGCCTGGACAAATTCCTCTACGGAGAATTCGTCCGGAACCGGGTGTGGGACATTGGAAAGCGAGTGTTCCGCGATGGGTGTGTCTTCTCCTTCGGTGCCGCGTACCCGTACATGGACGACGATCGCCTGCGTGTTGAGCGCGTCTTTCCAGATGAAATTCTTGTTGACCAGATGGAAGTGGCTGCTTGCGGTCGCGCCCGTCATTGGTATCGCCGCCGTGTCCTTCCTAAAGAGGTAGCCGCGGTTATGTTCGGGTGCTCGATTGAGGACCTGGAGACTGAGATTGACTCGTCGCCCCAATATCTGGAGTGGCGCAAGGTCGGTAAGAGTTATTGTGTTGTGGTCGAGGGCTGGCAATGCGCGCGGGGCGACAAGCCCGGTGTTTATGTGGCCGCCACCCATAATAAAATCCTCAAGTCCAAGCCCTACACCCTGGAAGAGGGGCCCTTTGTCACCTGGCAGTACAGCGATCCCCTCTCCGGCTTCTTCTCCCCGTCCGCGGTGGAGCAGGCAATCCCGTATCAGATTCGTCTGAACGAGATTAACGACGTGATTCGCGACGCCCAGGACCTCATGGGGCGCCCGCGACTCTTAATTCATGAGGGCTCACGCGTCAATCCGTTAGAGATTGACAATATGGTGGGACGCTTTGTAAAATACACGGGAGTCAAGCCCGAAGCGGTCACTTGGCCGGCCATTAACGCTGAGATTTACAACGAGCGCGATCGGCTGGTCCGGGTTTGCCTGGAGCAGTTTGGTCTCTCGCAGCTCTCTAGCAAGCAGGCCCTCCCGGCCCAGGCCCGTCTAGACTCCGCCCCGGCCCTGAACATGGCCACGGAGATTCAGGACGGCCGACTGGGTGACTTGGTCCAGCGATACGAGCGCTTCTACCTGAATCTGGCCGAGCAGATGATTCGGGTGGTCCAGGCCTCGGGCGAGAACCCCAAGACCACGTGGGTCTCGGGTGGGCGCAAGGGTATGGTGGAGGAAATCTGCTGGGATGAGATTGACCTCGACGAGAACGCCTACGTTCTTCAGCTCGAAGCGGCTTCGTCCTTCTCCCAAACCCCGGCTGCCATTCGCGACGACCTGGAGAAGCAGCTTGCCACGGGCCTCATCTCTCCCGAGACCTATCGGCTAGAACTGTGTGACCCAGACTCCGAGTCTGAGCTGGTACTTGCCGCTGCCGCTGCCGATGACATTCGCCGCGTGATTGACCTCCTGGAAGAGGGGGAGTGGGAAGACCCCGAGCCCATCCAGGACCTGGTCAATGGTGTCCAGACCGTCTCGCTCGCGGCCCTACACCTGAAGAAATACAAGGACGTGCCGGACACGGTGAAGATTAACTTCGCCGACTGGCTCACGGCGGCGCGCAATATCCTGGCCATTGGCGAGGAGACGCCCCCGAACATGGACCCGGCCGAGATGGTTCCCGGTCTCGCGACCCCGCCTCCGCTGGGCGGCCCCGGCGGGGACCCGATGATGGGTGGCGCACCGCCCCCGACCTTCGCTGGGGCTCCGGGCCCGGCAGCAATTCCCATCCCGGAATCTCTGGGCTTGGGCGGACGAGTTAGAGGATAAGCACTGATGGATGAACAGAATGAAGCCCCACTTTGGGCCCCGACGGACATTGACCGCCAGGCCATCGACGTCATCAAGGAAATTGAGGCTAGCTATGTCGACGAAGGATTGGACGCCGCCTCCGCTCCCGCAGGAGGTGACTCCGGAAATGGTGGAGGAGTTCCTGCGCAAGCTCAGGCCCCGGCCCCAGACGGAGAGTCCAAGCCCCCTGCCCCCGTTGCCGACCCCATTGAGGGAGCTGTCGTTCGGGAGCTGGGCCTCCGGGACCTAGAGGCCAGGCTCAAGGCCCGCGAGGAAGCCCTCAAGGCCCGCGAGGTGGAACTCCAGAGTGCCCCCGACTGGGTCCGCGCCCTGGATGATGACCCCGCCGAGGCCCTACGCAAGGCCGGCTACGATCCGGACCTCGTTGTCCGCCGTGTCATTGCCAAGCGCTTTGAGGCCCAGGGTAAGCCCGTCCCGGACGAGCTGAAGTCGACCATTGAGTCGGCTACGAAAGAATCAAGCCTACGCAAAGAGCTGGATGCCATCAAGGCAGACCTCCGGCGTAGGGATAGCGAGTCGGCTGCACGAACCTACTTCGACCAGGTGAATGCAGATGCGCGCGCGTATGTGACCAAGGGGCCAGGCGAGTATGCCCCCACGGTAGCCATTGTGGCGAAGCAGAATCCTGACCGCGTTCACTCGGAAATCATGGACGAGATTTCTAAGGACGCGGCACAGAAGGCTGCGCGGGACCCCAATCTGCCGTTGATTAGTTACGAGGAAGCCGCAAAGCGTGTCGAAGCGCGATGGGCCCCCCTTCGTAGCGCCCTGGCCCCTGCGAGTGCAGTGAGCCTTCCCGAACCCAGCACGTCGCCCAAATCGCAAGTAGCGGGTACCGAACCACCGCGTCCATCCACTCAGGCGCCGGCAACCACTCCGGACCGCCCCCTTCAGAACCTTCTGCCCTGGCAACAGAAGCAGTCGGACGCTGAGGAGGCCGGCATCCGCGAGGCGGTCGCCGAATACAAGCGCTTACTTCGACAAGGACAAAGCTAAATGCCATCCGCTACTACCATGGCCGCACTGGCCAAAATGTTCAAGACGGTCTATCACAACAAGGACCTCACCAACCAGGCGAAGCGCAAGACGACCGCCTACGACCTCGTCAGCAAGTATGACGACTTCGTGGGTAAGGAGCTTGTCTTTCCCTTCAACTACAACCTCCCGGTCGGCGTCTCCCCGGACTTCGCGACCGCGCAGGCCAATCCCACGGCCTCTGGCTTCGATAACTGGGTCATGACGACCCGCAAGACGCTGTACGGCTTCCTTACCATCGACGCGCTGGCGATGCAGGCGGCCCGTGCAGACATCGGCGCGTTCCTTCGCACCAAGCAGAAGGAGACGAATGAGCTGCTCTCCTACATGAAGATGGTCCTCGGTGGCCATGCATTCTGGGGCGACGGCGCGGGCGACCTTGCGCAGATTATCTCGGTGACGGGCGCCAACCCCATCACGTCCTTCACGGTCTCGCCGCGCTCGGTGGTCAAGATTCACAAGAATCAGCGCCTCCAGTTCAATGCGACGCGTACGGGCGCGGCCGGTGGCCTCCTGGCGGCAGAGTACCGTGTTGACGGCGTTAACCGTCAGACGGGTGTTGTTACGGTCACTCGCGTGGCTGGCACGACCCCGGACCCGGCGGCCAACCAGTACGTCTACCAGAAGGGCAGCTACGACGCGTACCCACTCGGCGTCTCGGCCTTCATCCCGGCGGCTGACCCGGGCACGGGCACGGTCCCGGCCACCCTCCTCGGCATGACGCGCACGGATGACGTGGCGATGAAGTCGGGCTGGCGTGTGCCGTGGCAGGGCTCCATCGAGGAGTCGGCCAAGTTCCTCTGCGCCCAGATGGGTCAATACTTCGATAGCACGACCAGCGCCCTCTGGCTGTCGCGCTACAACTGGTTCCGCCTGGAGCAGGAGTTGGCGGCGCAGGGTCGCGTGATTCGTGACCAGAAGGCTTCGGCCATCTTTGGCACCTCCGCGATTCTGCTCCAAACCCCGGAAGGCGACATCCCGGTCGTCTCCGACTCGTACCTGGGTGATGATGTGGCCTTCCTCATCGACATGGCGTGTATCGAGACCCATCACCTCGGTGGCCTCATCCACACCGTGGACGATGACGGCAACTCGTTGCTCCGTCAGACGGCCGATGACGGCGTGGAAATCCGGTTCCGCTCCTGGAGCGAGAACATCATCCAGCGCCCGTTCAAGTGCGGTCGCTTCCCCATCCCGGCAGCGGTCTAAGCTAGCCGCCCCTCAGGAGAAATCACATGGGTAACTCGCTTAATCACGGTCTGACCACGTCCGCCAAGGGCATGAGCATTCAGTCCGTTCGCATCACGGGACTCAACGTTGCCTCGCCTACGGTCGCGGAAGATTGTCGTTCTGGCATCATCTCTTCGATTAGCAAGACGGGCACGGGCGTCTATCAAATTCAGCTCGCCACCCCCTGGGCGCCGCGCCTGATTGCGTGTCTGTGCGACCTCTCGACGGCTAACGGTGCTGGGGCCCTCCTCCGCGCCCGCTATCGTCAGGCGTCGTACAACTCGACGACGGGTCAGTTCATCATCGACATCTCCAGCGCGGTTCCGGCCGCGGCTGACGGTGGCGCTGCTGACGAGCTACATCTCATCATGACGTTCCGGCGCTACGGCGCGTTCTAACCAGTAGTCCGAGGGCTCTATGAACACGACTACTAGCAAGCTTGTTGCCCGGGCCATGGCCGCGGCCGACATGCATGACACCTTCGTTACCCCGACCCAGTGGATGGATTGGGCAACGCAGGAGCATCGAGCCCTCACCATTTCCCTTGCCCAGTCTTCCTGGACCCAGAACCTGCTTACGACGACTGTTACCATTGACAGTGCCGATTTGGGGCTTATCCCCATCCCGGAGCCCCTGGCCGTCGTTTGCGTTCACCATGCGGGACCTCAGGGCACGCGACCCCTCACCCACACCAACGCTGTTGACCTGCTCCGGCTCGTTAACCCGTCGGCGCCAGAGGGCAACGCCAGTCACTTCGGGGTGACCTATGACCCCGATGCCTCGCAGTATACGGTCCGCCTGGTGCCGCAGCCCCGGAGCGGTGACCAGTACACGATTACCTACGTGCCTCTACCCAAGACCCTGGTCTTGGGTACTCCCGGCGCGGGCGAGGCCAACTCAGTGGGTTACCCCCTGGGTTTCGAGGAGCGCATCGTCCTGGGCATGGCCCGCCGGGCCCTCATCAAAGAGGAGTCCGACACCATGGCCCTAGAGCGGCTTATCAAGGAAGAGGACGCCCGCATCGAGCGGGCCATCTGGGGCTTTGTCATGTCCCAGGTGCCGACCATCCGGAACGTGGACCGCCAGGCCCGCAACTGGACCTCCACCCTCATCTACCCGCCCTCCCGCGACTGGGTCTGGCTCTAGTGACCCGCCCCGTCAAGCAGGCGCCCAGCATCACCGACGTCACCGACCGCAACCAACGCGAGGTCCGGGACATGCTCAGGGACCTGATTAACCATCCCCTGCTCCGGGGTGTGGCGGTCACGGCCCGCATCGGGACCTCACCGACCAAGGTGCCCCATCCCCTCGGGCGCGTCCCGCTCGGGTATCTGGTGGTCGACACCGAGGCCCCCGTCGTCTCTGTAGGCAAGCACACCGCCTCGGCCCTTAGCCTTCAGGCGGATTCCGACTCTCTAACCAAACTCTGGGTGTTCTAATGGCCATTGGCGACCCGATTTCACAGCCCATCCCCGCCGTTGGCTCTGCTGGTCAGACCTACGCCTCCCAGCTCGTGGCCTTCCTCCAGGAGGTCAAGGCCCGGCTAGAGTCCAACATCTCCATGTCCTCGCTCCTCACCGGGCTCCTGGACATGGCCAACAACGCCCTGGAGAACGTCCAGTATCTGGGGCTCTACGAGTCGGCTGACCCTCCGGCCGCGCCCGTGGGCTCCCTGCACCGCTACCAGGATGAACTGTGGTACGTAGGGTCCTCGGGTGGCTTCGCCCTGACCTCTAACGGCTCCCTGAACGCGGCGGCCCTGAACGGCATTGGCGGTGACTATGGCCCGCCCAACCCGGCCCTGGTCACGTACGTGGATGCCGACAGCACCTACGAGTTCTACGACGACGAGCCCAACGGGGTCCTGGCCTCGCTCCGGGGGCAGTCATTCACCCTCACCGGGGTCACGGGCGGCGGCTCCACCGAGTTTATCCATCCCCCGGCCGTCACTGACACGCGCCAGCTCACGGTCGGGGCGTACCCGGCCTCGGGCACCAGCCTCATGTCCCTGGCCGTAACGGGCGGCGACATCGGGACCCTGGTTCCGGCCGAGTCAATCCGGGCCACCAATACGCCCCAGATTACCGACCTCGACGCCACGGGTAATACGACCCACGGGGACCGCACCATCACCCTGGCCATGGGGAGCTTCTACTACTTCACTGGCACCCCGGGCATGGGCGTAACCAGTAACACGGTCCGTTACAGCCTGGACTCTGGTGGCACGGTGTACATCCCGCTCCCTCTCAGGGGTGGTGACCGCCTCAAGAGCGTCAAGGTTTATTCCAGCACCGCCCGCTGGACTGCGGCCATCTACTCCATCCTCCCGCACACGGACTTTGGCGAGGCCGTTGTGGCCAAGACGGACGCTGACACCACCACGCTCCTGGGCGAGCTGGAGCGCACTTCTACGGTCACCACGCCTTTCAAGATTAGCAGCGGCGGGGCAGGCGGCGAGGGGGTGATGACTCTCAAGCTCACCTCTACGGCCACGGCCACCCTGCTCTACTACGTCACCGTCACCTACGACCGCCCCATCTAAGGACTCATGCCCTTAATCTACGAGACCGCTGCCGTCCCCGTGGTCAAGGGGGTGGACGTCAACACCCGGGCCCGCCTGGTTCAGGCCCCGGCCCTGTTGGAGGCCCAGAACACCCGTTTTACTCGGGGCTCGGGCGCTGAGAAGCGTGCGGGCCACGTAGGCGAGCGCGTGCGAGGTCAGGACCCGCTGCCCGAGGGCGTGACCCTGCCCCGGATGCAGGCCGTCCCCTCCTGGGAGCCCTACTTCACCGGGGTCAAGGGCCTCCCGGCCTCCTACCTCTTCGGCTGGGGCCCGGTCATCGACACCCTGCGCGTGGGCGACACCGCCTTCGAGACCTCTCCGCACCCCGATGCCGGCCTGCTCTTTGGCGCCCTGACCCGTGACGACGAGGTGGTGGGATGGAACGGTCATCAGCTCTTCTCGCGTTCGTCTGGGCAGCTTGCCTCCTCGTCGGCTGGCTCGGCGGTCATGCCCCACCTGCGGGCCCTACCCATCGCCAAGACCCGCGACGCCCAGGAGAACCCGGACCTGGCCGATAACGGGCGCCTGCGCGTTGTCACTTGGGTCAACGAGGGCGAAGCCTTCTACGCCGTCTATAGCTCTCAGACGGGCTCAGCCATTGTGCCGCCCCGGCTAGTCGGTGGCGTCGGGGTGATTGCGGCCCGCGTGCTCCCGGTCGGGGGCTGGTTCCATATCATCCTGTCCGCCACGAACGACACCCTGCGGCGCTACTCCTTCCACGAGGGCTCCCCGCTCGTCATGCACCAGGCCTCCCTGGGCACGGCCATCAGCGGGTGGTATGACGCCCACAAGCTGTCCGAGACGGCCTGGGGCGTGGTGGCCAATCACAATGGGCTGGAGTTCCGCGTGCGCTGGTACGAGGCGGACGGCTCCGGCTCCCTCGCCTTCAATCCTTTCGAGCACACTCCGGGCACCCAGGTCATCACCGTGGCCCTGGCCGCGCATCCCGAGGGCACCAGCTTCTGTGTGGCCTGGCGCGAGAGTGGCGCTGGCAACTTCGTCAAGGCCCTCACCGTCTATGCCGGGGGATCCTCTTTTGAGGCACCCTGTGGTCAGATTGACATCCTGGAGCGGGCCGTGGCCGTGGCCCCTAAATGGGTCCGCGGGGACTCTGTGGGTACCCCCGATGTCTACGACGTGTACTGGGATGACTCCCCGGACGTGTTCGGCGACCCGCGCACCACGGTCTCTATTGCCCGCACCCTGAACAATAATGTTTCTTTCACCCAGACCCGCTGGGGCCTCCAGCTCGCCTCCCAGGCATTCCGCGTTGGTGACCGCACCTTCGTGTGGGGCGCCTACGCCTCGCAGCTCCAGTCCACCTGGTTACTCCTGGACGAATCGGTGGAGCCGGTCGGGCACGCCCACTATGGAGTGGCCGCCGTGGCCGATTTCACCGATGACCCGGTGTCCCTGTCCTCCATGAATTGGTCAGGCGCGGAAGTCCCGCAGCACCGGACCGTCTACCACGGGGCCTTGGGTTATCGCGTGCGCGTGAGCACGGACGACCCAGAGGCTGTTGGAGTAAACAAAGCTGCGGTTTACACCGAGCCCTCTGTGTCTCATTTGGCCATGGACTTCCTGCCCCCACTCCGGTCCGCCCAGGCCAACCGCTGCGCCTACGTGGCTGGCGCCCAGGTCTGGTCCTACGATGGTCAGGAGTTAGTAGAGGCCGGCTTCCACATCGCTCCCGATGTCGTGACCTCGGCAAGTGCGGACGTCACGGGCGACCTGGTTGTCGACGGCATCTACACCTATCGCGTGGACCTCTGCTACCGTAACGCCCAGAATGAGGAAGTCCGCTCCCACTCCTTCTTCACTGAGCCGGTGACGGTGCCGTCCAATGATAAGGTGCGGGTGCGCATCTACACCGGGCCCGTGCGCAAGGAGGGGGCCTACTACCTAGTCTTCCGCAACGAGAGTAACGGCACGGCCTGGTACCTCATCAACAGTCGCGACCCCTCCTCGCCCCTGTTCCGCCCCGTGGACAAGACCGTCCGCTACGTGGACCTGGTCGACGACGGCATCACCACCCCAAACGACACCGGGCTCATCTCGCGCGAGAACTACCCGGGCTCCATCCTAGGCTTCTTCGCTCCGATTGCCGCCCCCGCGTGTGAAATCATCTCGGCGGGGCTGGACCGAGTCTGGTTGGCTGGCGGCGAACTGCCACCGGGGGCGGTGCTCCCGTCACGCCTCTTCGAGACCATTGACACCCCGGCCTGGAACCCCCTGCTCATCCAGCAGGTGGACCGCGGGGCCGCCCCCATCACGGCCATCGGGTTCGTGAGCGACATGGCCGCCATCTTCCGCCGCAACAGTACCTACATCATGGAAGGGCAGGGGCCCGACAACGTGGGACAGGGTACTTTCTCCCCTCCCCGGCTCGCCTACGCGGACACGGGAGCCGTGGGACCCGAGGGGCTCGCGCTGGTTGGCGCCGGGCTCATCTTCCAGTCGCCGGCCGGCTTCCAGATTCTCACCCCGGGCTCCGGGCTCTCCAATATTGGCCTCCCCGTGGCCCCGCTCTCCAACTTCAGAGTGGGTGCCGCGGTGGTTGTGGGCGCGGACCACGAGGTGCGTTTCTACGGAAAAGACGGCCGCAGTCTTATCTACAACTACCAGTTTGATGCCTGGGCCCACTGGGACGTGGCCGCGGTAGGGGCAACCCTCACCCCGTCCGGAGTGGTCCTGGTCCACCCCGAGGGTGCCTTCTGGGTGGAGACGCCGGGCACCTACCTGGACGACGGCCGCGCGTACCTGCATCGGGTCCGGTTTGCCTGGCTCCGAGGCGGGGAGCTTATGGACTTCCAGCGCATCCGGCGCATTGGGGCCCTGGGCGAGGCCCTGCCCGATAACGCGCACACGGTCCACGTCGAGGTCTTCTACGACGAGCAGGACTTTGCGGCCGAAGGGTTTGACATCAGCTATCCGCAAGACAGCGAGGAGGCTTCGTGGAACACCGACACGTTTGGGTCCGAGACATTCGGGGCAGGGACTTTTGGAGATAACGAAAGTGACGAGTAAGAAGCGGTGGTTTTTGCCTGGTTACCTCTGGGCCCTTCCCCACACCCTGGTTGGCCTACTGCTCTGCCTTGTGTATCGGGCGCACGCGTTTAGCTGGCATGAGGGTGTATTAACCTGCCTCGGGGGTCTTGACAATGACGGGGGAACCCGCATCTGGGGGCGCCCCGGGGCCCAGACCCACGGCTGGCTGGTCATCTACGCGGACGAGAGGCAACGGTCGCGCACCGACCTCCGGGTCCATGAGTACCAGCACGTGTGGCAGGGGTTCCTCGGCGGCCCGCTCTACATGCTGGCCTACGGCTTCACCTTCCTCTGGAACTACCTGGGGCACCGGGAGCTGGGCTGGAAGGCCGCCTACTACAAGATACCATTTGAGATTCAGGCGTACGACCGGGGCAACCACGCCAGGCCCGGAGATTGGGGATTCAGCAATGTCTCGTAAGCACTTAGTCGGCCTCGTATTCGGTTTCTGTCTGGCCCTGGCCTGCGCGGCCGGGCAGATTGGCCCTACCGGGGACATCTTCTCTGTCAACACCTCGGCCCCCCTCGCGGGCGGCAGCGCTCAGGGTGACGTCACCCTCTCGCTCGCCCCTTGCGGCACGAACGAGATATACAAGTGGAACGGGTCGGCCTGGGTGTGTGCGGCCGATGCGACAGGTGGCGGTATCTCGGGTCTCACGGCTACCCGCATCCCGGTGGCTACGAGCGGCACCACCATTGCGGACTCCGTGATGACGGAGACCTCTTACGCGAGCAACCCCTACGGCATCTCAATCAGCCGGACCTCTTCGGCAGTAGCCCACTCAGGAGTCAGTCCACGCGTGATTCTGGCCGAAGAGTTGGGCTCGTTCGACACGACTAGTGCGGGCGGGCTTGTCATGGGCGTGAAGACTACCGCGACTGCCAGTCGGTCGGCCGGGTCCAATGACCTGACCAACGTGGCTGTCTACGCTACCGCCGCAAACGGCCAGTTTAACTATTCGTTCCTCGGAATCTCTGGGGTCTCTGAAAACGCCGGCCCTATTACGGAGGCCGGAGTTCGCGTCTTCTCACTCGCGGGAGACGGCCTGATTACCTCTGGCGTTCCCTATAGCACTGCCGCGAAGACGGTCAACGCGGCGTCCCGCCAGCGCGCGGTCGCGGGTGACTGGGGCATCGAGGTTCGGGCGGATGATATCGGATTAACCGATAACTGCACCAACGGCCAGGTGCTCAAGTACGACGACGGCTCCGGTGGCACCCTCCACACAGGCGAATGGGACTGCGCGGCGGATAGCAGCAACGTGTACACGGCCGGTTCCCCGCTGACCCTCGCCAGTGGCCAGTTCACCCTGGGCCTCTGCTCGGCCAACCAAATCCTCCAGATGGACGTTACCGGGACCAACTGGGGTTGTATGGCGGTCCCCGGTGGCGGTGGCATCTCCGGCCTCACCACGGGGACCCTCCCCATCGCAACCAGCGCCACCACTATTGGCAACTCCCTGCTCACGTTTGCCACGGGCACGTTCACCGCCACGGGCAACCTGGCGATTGCGGGTGCGGGTAACGACCTCACCGTGGCTGACGTGGCTCTAATTAACGGTAACCTGAACGCCGAGGCCCAGGTCCAGCTAGACAACGTCGGTGACATCACGTGGTCTTCGACGGGAACGGCGGGCGGCGCGGTAGATGTCGGACTAGCACGCGGCGTGGCGGGACAGCTCGTAATCAACGACGGCGACGGCATCGCGACAGCCGACCTTCGCGACGGACTTTCGCGTACCTGGTCAGCAAGCAACGCGGGCGTTGCGTTCAAGATGATCAATACGGGCCGCGTCGAGTGGTCTTCCGCGGCGACATTTACAACGACGGATGCCGCAATTGGTCGCAACGCGGCGGGCGTCCTCGAAGTCAATAGTGGTACGGCGGCGACCTACCGCGACATCATCGCCCGGACGCACTTCGGCGGCGTGGCGGCGAGTACGAGCTTCAAGTCGCCGAGCACTGGACGTATTGAGTGGTCGTCAACGACTGCGCACACGGGCGCGTCGGACACGGGACTTGAACGCAGCGCGGCCGGTTCGCTGGTCATCAACGACGGTGCGGGCGTCGCGGTAGCGGACATGCGCGACCTCAATGCGCGCTCGGTCTTTTCGAATATCGCCGCTGGTACAGCCTTCAAGGCGGTCTCGACGGGGCGTCTGGAGTGGTCCTCCACGACGCTCATCGGCGGCGCGTCGGACGTCGGTATCGAGCGCAGCGCGGCGGGAGCACTCGTCGTCAACGACGGAGCGGGCATCGCGACAGCTGACCTTCGCGATATCACAACGCGGACGCACTTCGGAGACAACGCGGGCGTGGTCTTCAAGACAGTACTCGGCGGGCAGATTCAGTGGTCGTCGACGACTGCGATTGCTGGCGCTGCGACGGTGGGCATTGGCACGAACGGCGCGAACCGGCTCGAAGTCAACAACGGCACCGCTGGCACATTCGCCAACCTCATCGCACGCGACATCACGGCTAACCAGAACCTCACGGTCTCTGGCGCGGTCTCGGGGGGTTTCGACGTCAAGGGCAACGTACGCGACACCACGACGGCGCCCACGGTCACTGCTTGCGGCACGGGTGCTTCCTCCTCTGTCGGAAAAAACGGATTCACCATCACGATCGGAAGTACCAACCCGACAACCACATGCACGGTGACGTTCCCGTCTGCCTTTAGCGCGGCTCCAAGCTGCGTCGTGAGTCCGCGCGACGGAACGAAGGCCGGACTGATTACCTATACGACCTCAACCGCCGCGTGGTCGATCACTGCGGCGTCGGCAACTATTCACAGCACGGTCTGGGACGTTATCTGTATTGGCCACTAAACCTGTGGTATAGTGCGCACATGACCAATATCATTCGTCTCGCCGCCGGTCTCATCCTTTCCATCACCCCCTTCGCCTGTAAGCAGAATAACCGCACCATCGAGGTCCTCAAGGAGGAGGCACCCCTCCTAGTGTGCAAGGACTTAGGCGGTGACCGGGCCGATTGCACCTACGAGAAGCTCCGCGTCTACTGCGCACCTAGCGAGGCCGAGGGCACCATTCTCTGCCGCCCCCGGGTGCTCGTGAACATCCCGAAGGCGCCCGAAGCCCCGGCACCCGAAGCCCCCCGTAACCCGCCCAAGGAGTAGCGATGACCATTGACGTAGGTGCCTCTGGCAGTTTAGCCGAGATTCAGTTCACCCTCACCAACAACGCGGGGCCAATCGTAGGCCACTCGTTCACCACGGGCCAGGTTAAGTTGGTATTACCGGGTGGCACCTACGGCAATGCAACCGTGGCCAACATTCAGCCTCGGGGCTTGGGCCTTTACGGGCTTCAGCTCACGGCCGGCGAGACGGCAACCGCGGGGGTGGGGGCCATCCGCATTGACGGGACCTCGGGCTCTTACATTGGTGGCGCCCCCTACGAGTCTTCCCCGGCCCAGCACTGGACCTTTGAGATTAGCCCGGCCCCGCTCTCCGCGGCCACCATTGCTGCGGCCGTCTGGGCCTACGTCACCGAAGGCACGACCACGGCGGTCCAGGCCTTCCGGGGTATTACCTCATTTGCCATGGGCAAGCTGGTGCGTTCTGGGACCTCCTGGGTCTCGCGTGACTTGGCCGACACCAAGAACGTCATCTCGGCCACCATCATCTCGGGCGGGCGCACGACTGTGACCCGCAACCTGACGTAACCATGAGCTATTTAGAGACGTGGGTTGACGACGACGCGGGGGGTGGGGGTCCAGGCGACACCGCGCCCCCGGTCATTGTCAAGGATTCCCCGACCGACTTCGACACGGACCCCGGGGTTGCGGCCACAGAGCCCATTGTCATTGACATTACCGACGAAACGGGCCTGTCGTTCTTCGCTATCACCCGGGGTGCGACTCTGGTATACTCAGGCACCGGAGTAAGTGGCTCCTTCCAGCCCGGCTACTCCGCCTCGTCGATTACCCCTGTTGTAGGCGGCTATCGGCTCTCGGTGGTGCCAGTCCCGTCCTGGGGCTCGGGCACGGTCACCCTGGTGGTCTCGGCCGTTGACACGGGTGGGAACCTGACCACGGTCACGGTCTCCCTGCCCCTTCCCCCCGGGGCCGAGTCGGGGCTCCCGGGCTTCTTCCGGGACAACGTATGGCGCTGGCGCCGCCGCCTGAACCGGCAGAAGTGCTCGGTCATCTCGGTGGCTATTGACGATCGTTACGCCCCGAACGCGGGCTTCACCCTTACGGCCATCTCGGTCGAGGCGGGGCGCAAGAGGGGTATGGACCGGGCCCCCTGGCGTGGGGGCGGATACACTAACAGCTCGGGGTCTGGGACCTCAGGAAACGGGAGATAAGATGCCGAATTGGGGACAAGGAGCGCAGGGCGCCGCTGGTGGCGCGATGACCGGGGCCGCGATGGGCTCGGTGGTGCCGGGTATTGGCACGGGTATCGGGGCCGGCGTCGGTGCGGTCGCGGGCGGACTCGCTGGCCTGTTCTCCGGTAGTAAGGAGAACCCGGAAGAGGAACAGCGTCGAAAGATGCTGATGGACTACTACGCCCAGGGCAACGGACCGGCCCCTCAGGCGGGTCCCGCGGCGCAGTCTGGCTACTCTAGTTTCCGCGAGAACCAGAGGGACATGATTACGCGCCTCGAAGCACTGAGCAGGGGTCAGGGCCCGTCGCTTGCCACTGAGCAGATGAAGATGGCTACGGACCGAGCCCAGAGCCAGCAGAGCGCGATGGCCAACTCGGGTCGTGGCGGTCCCATGGCGGCCATGACTGCGGCCAACAACTCGGCCCTCCTTGGCGCCAACGCGGGGCAGGCCTCGATGCAGGGTCGCATTCAGGAGCAGCAGATGGCTCTTCAGCAGCTCGGGCTCTCCCTTCACGGGGCGCGCGGGGCTGACGAGGCCAATAACCAATTCAACGCCAACGAGCAGAACCAGACTTCGCTCGGCAACCTGGAAGCCCGCATGAATGCCATGCAGCTCTCCCAGCAGCAGAAGCTGGAAATCCTTCAGATGCTCGGTGGCCAGAATGCGGCTGTCGCAGGGCGCCCAGGTATCGGCTCGCAGCTGCTCGCGGGTGGCGCGGGGGCCTTCTCCTCGGCCCAGGCCGCGGGTGCATTCAAATCGGCTCCGACTCCGGGCTCGTTTGGTGCTTACGCCGCACAGGGTCGTCAGCAGGCGGCCCCAAACAACCGCCTCGGCATCGTGGACCCCTGGGCGTAACCATGGACGACCTAGTCCGCTACTTCATCTCCGTGGGCCTCTCTCCGGAGACGGCCATGCAGCTAGCCAAGCAGGTGCTGACCGAGCACAAAGGCACCCCGGGAATGGGCTTGGACTCCAGAGCCTCTGCCCCCGTGGTCGCCCCCGACATTGCGGCCTCGGGTACGGCCCCGGCCCCGGTGCGTCCCAGCCTCCGCATGGTCCTCACCTCGCCCATGGCCCAGTCATCCTATGACCTCAAGGAGAGCAAGGACCCGTACGCCAAGATGGAGGCCGAGTACCTCCGCGAGCGCCACCCCCGTGAGTATTACGAGGGACTGGCGGCCCGGGACAAGGAGGCCTCAATCAAGTTCAACGAGTCCCTGGACAAAGCGGGCTCCAAGGCCCCAAGGCGCGATGTGAGCAAGTCGACCTACGACGAGATGGCCAAGCTCTATGACGCCAGCACCCCGACTAAGCCGGGTCACTAGGCACAAGCGCCCCATCGACCTCCCCCAAACCCCCTCCTATCACGAAACTCCCTCGCCCGTCTAGGGGTGTAATTAATGGCCGACGACATTTATGACTACGCAGCCCAGACCGGACTGATTCCGCCTGTGATGGTGGACCCGAACATGAAGGCCGGGTTTGCCCCCGTTGAGCAGGAGCCGGTTCCACGGGCCCCCGTCATGACCGGGCAGCCGGGCTTTGGGGGTGTGCCGATGGAGGCCCTCCAGGGTGTTGACCCTCGGGCCATCCCCCAGATGCCGCGGGGGGTCCCACCCTCTGACTTGCCACCAGACCTCGCAGGACGCTCTCAGAGCGCGCGCGTGTCCCAGTCCTATTCCGGCACCAGCGAAGCCAAGAAGGCCTCCCTGGAGAAGGGGGACACCCGATACGCGGCCCAGATGGCGAATGCGGACGACCAGGCTCTGTCCGAGATGCAGCCGGCCCTTGATGCCCAGGGGGTGGCCCGTGATGCGTCTAAGGCGGCCGAAATCGGTGTTGCCGAAGCCAACGCGCGTCATATTGAGGCCGAGGGTAGGGCGGCCCAGGCGCTGTCTGATGCCCAGGCCGGCTTCGCCCAGGAGGACATGCGGGCCCACGCCGAGGCCACGGCCAACGAGGACCTTGCCAAGGCAGACTACATCGCGGCTCTCGCCGACTTCCGGGCCCAGAAAATTAACCCGGCCGGCTACTGGGATGACCAGTCCACGGGCGGCAAGATTGGCATGGTAGCGGCGGCCTTCGCCCATGACTTCCTCGGGGCCCAGGGCATCAAGACCTCTGCCGGGGCGACCCTGGCAGCGGCCATTGACCGGAACATCGACGTCCAGGCCCGCAACATCCAGCTCAAGGGCGACGCGCTCCCGGGCTTCAAGCAGCTCTGGGAAATGCAGCGGGCCCAGAGTCAGTCTGACCTGGAGGCGCGCACCCGGGTCAAGGGGTTCCTCCTGGAGTCCATGAAGCAGGCCATCACGGCCAACATGGCCCAGTACCAGTCCGGACTCGCAACGGCTCAGGGTCAGAAGGCCCTGGCCGAGGTAGAGAAGCTCTACGCTAAGAACATTTCTGACGTCTACCAGCAGATTTCCCAGAACACGGCCTCCCTGCGTCAGAACATCACCTCGCGCATGAACGCCCTTACCTCCGCGGCGGCGCAGAACTACGCGACCTCGGTGCAGAAGTCCCTTGGTCAGCAGCGCATTGACCTGGACAAGGCAAAGCAGGCGGCCGAGGCACAGGCCAGCAGGCCTCTGACTGTCGCAGACCCTGGCGACAATATGAACAAGTACGTGTTCAAGGTGGGGGTACTTGACGCGCAGAAGATGAAGGTCATGGACAAGTTTGCCCAGGCTGCTGGCGTGGCTGAGTCCATCGAGGACCTCCGCTCTATGGCCCGCGACCCGGCATACACCGTTTTAGACGGCCATGGAGTGCGTCGGTGGAGTGACCCCGGTAAGCGCGCATACGCGTCAAAGGTGGAGCGCTTGAAGCATGAGTGGGCAGCAGCCATCGACGGGCGCCCCACTGACAAGGATGTTCAGCAGCTCGGGCTTGGGCTCCCTACTCCGACTGAGTTGTCGTCCAAGGTAGACCGCATTCTGGCTACGTCGAAGCGTGATATTATTGCTCCCCTGCGCCATATGTCAGACCAGTTCCTCGAAACCCTTCCCGAGGACCAGTGGACCCCGGCCAACCGCATCTCCCCCATGGCAGCTCAGGAGCTAGAGGCCAAGGCATCCCAGGCCGCTGGTGCGGACGAGCCGGCCAAGACGCCTATCTCCAAGGCGTCGGCCACCATCACGCAGCCCGATTCTTTCGAGTACGCGGCCCCCAACGTCAAGGACGCGGCCCAGAATGATGGGGCCACCCCAAACCAGGACTGGAAGTCGTTCCAAGACAAGAAGTTTGAGGGCAGCGACGATATCTTGGACAAGGTTCTCGCCAGCCGCAAGGGTGACGATGAAAAGGTGCCGGCCTATGCTGTGGCCTTATCACGACTAAAGGTGGATGCGCTGAACAACCCAGGAGGGGAGGCCGAGGCCATGCTGAGGGCCTATACCGGCGCTGGCGAGGGTGGCGTACCGTCGTTTGCCCTGCCCGATGGAACCGACCCCAACTCCCCCAAGGGACAGCAGATTCGTGAATTTGCCCAGCACGAGCTTGAGCTGCTCTACGAGCTGTACCGCACCTCGGAGAAGTAATGCCCGGTAACGTCAACGTAATTCGTTCTGACGGCTCCGTCCTCTCCACTGACCCGGAGACGGCGGCAAAGCTCGTTGCCGTGGGCATGCGCTATGAGAGCGCCGGGGAGCAGGCCGAGCGTGGGCGCCAGGAAGGCGAAGAGGCGTACTACTCGCAGACCGGCCAGCGCATTGGGGCCGGGGTCGAGGGCGTCCTATCCGGCGTCACACTTGGCATCTCGGACCACGTCATCGGGGACGAGGAGTCTGCACTCCGGGCCCAATATAACCCGGGCACCCGTCTCGGTGGCGAAATCGTCGGCGCTGTTGGTACTGCATTGCTCACGGGCGGTGCGTCCCTTGGTGCAGAGGGGGCTGCGGCGGGTGCCGGTATCGGGGCCCGCATTGCTGCTCGTACTCCCGCTGGTCTAGTTACCCGTGCCGCTAATTCGGCCGGGCTCGCTGCGGAGGCCCGTGGCGTCGGGGCCGTCGGGCGTGGTCTTGTAGTCGGCGCCGTTGAAGGTGCCGGTGCAGGATTACAAGCAGAAGTCGCAAACTCCGCTCTCTCGGGAGACCCTCTCACTGTTGAAACAACCCTGGCTGGCATGGGTTGGGGTGCGTTGTTTGGTGGTGGGATTGGTGGTCTCGCGGGTGGTGCTGCATCTAAACTAGAGGCCGGGGTTGTGGCTCGCGCAGAGGCCAAGGTGGCGGTCTCCGCAGAGGAGCGGCTCGCGGGTGTGGCGAACGAGGCGTACGGGACCCTCCACGGTACCTTCCGGGACACGGGCAAGACCATCGGCACGGCCATCGACGATGCCACGGCCCAGGTCGGCAAACTGGAGGTCCACGCAGCTAAGACCGCCGATACCCTGAGGTCTGTCCCACGGCACAACCTGGATGAGATTGGCTCGGCGGTCACGGCCTCCCGTGAGGCTCTGAATGACGTAGTGGGGCGTGGACTATTAACTCAGTCCGAGACCAGGGCGGCCCATCGTGAAGCCGCGTCGGCATTGTCGGCTCTTGGTAAGGCCGTGAAGTCAGGCACCATTGAGGATATCCCGGTGCTCATCGAGAGCTTCGAGACGCGCATGTCGGCCCTGATGGAAGCGCCAGGCCCGACGGGTCAGCGCATGCTTAAGGAATCCATGGAGGGCTTCGAGCGTACTCCCACCCCCGGCCTCAAGAGCACCGATGTTTCTGCCCTTGAGGAGGTGGACGCCATGGCCCAGCTCCGGCTCAAGACCCAGGGAGACTCCTTCAAGGAGCTGGCCTCTCTCGGGGCGGCCTCCTCTGTCCTGAAGTCGGCCCCGCTGGAGCTGGCCGGCTTTGCCCGGATGACCGAGCCCAAGGCCGAGAAGGTCTTCGGGGCCGTGGAGACTGTGCTCAAGTCCGGCGCCCCGGAGCTGGAAGGCACGCGGGTCGGTCTCAGGTACGCCATCGATGGCATGGCCGAGCGCATGGGCCTGGTAACGGATGCGACCGGGGCCGAGAAGCTGCGAGAGCTTTGGATGGCCTCGAAGAAGGTGGCCAGCTCCAGTGGCGAGACGGCGGCCACAGAGGCGGCTTCAGGGTCTCCGGGCTGGCTCCGGCGTCAGATGGGCTATGCGGCCGGGCGCGGAGCTTCTCAGGCGGCGGCCACTGAGTTTGGCGCTGGCACTATGGGGCGCTCCCTGGCCTACGGGCTCGGCATCAAGATGGCAACCGGGCTTCTGGGGCTAAAGGGCGCCATCCTGGGCAAGATTACGGAGAAGGCGGCGGCCCTCACCCCCATGGCGGCGAAGGCGGCCCGTACTGCCCAGCGGCTTGGCCCCCGTGCTGAGCCACTGGCCGTGCGGCTCGATGGCACCCCGGACGACGAGAAGGACCGGCGCAAACTTCTGGAGAACCGGCGCCGTGAAATCAACGAGGCGGCCCCTACGGTGCGCGACACCCTGTTTCGGGGTGTGCAGCCCCTGGACGTGCATCACCCGGAGTACGCGGCGGCCCTGCACGCCAAGGCCGTGGAGCAGTTCAAGACCCTGTACAACGAGCTGCCCCGGGACCCTGGCAAGGCCTTCAGCAAGCTTAAGAGCCTTTGGAAGCCGGACCCCGTGGCCACGGAGAAGTTCGCCCGCGTTTACGAGGTGTTCCAGAACCCGGTGGCCGTGGCTAATCGGGCCCTGGATACTCTGGAAATCTCGTCGGAGGCGGCCAAGGCGCTTCGCACCATGGACCCGGAGTTGTTCACCCACCTGCGCGTTAACGTCCTGGAGCGGCTGGCGCATCCCGACGTCATGGACTCGTTAGACTACGGCGACCAGTGCCGGCTCGGGACCCTTCTGGACCTCCCCCTGCACTCGACCCTCACCCCCCGATTCATCGCCCCTCAGCAGCAGATGTTCACCATCCGCAACGAACCCCTCACCCTCCCGCCGCAACCGGGTATGTCAAATGGCGGAGGCTCGGGCGGGGGCACTCAAGCTCAGAAGCTCACGGAGAGATAATGTCGGTTTCCTATAGCGTATTCGTCACCCGTCCGGGAAACACGGACAACAATGCCCCTCAGCGGGACGGCGTCGCGGTCTCTGCGACCAACACCTACTACTCCGAGGTCTGGGCTCAGGGGGCCGATGGCTCCAATGTCCACGTGACCTGGACCGGTACGCCTACGGGCGCCCTCACCATCTGGGCCAGCACCCATCAGGATCCGGACTTGGCCACGGATGCGGACTGGTTTGACGCGGGGGCCATCGCGGACCCGGCGGGCTCGGCCTCGGGAGTGGCCATGGACCTCCTGGCCGCGGTCAAGAAGTTCCGCCTCAAGTACGTCAACGCCTCTGGCTCCGGCACCATGACGGCCGTTGTCAACGTTCGCTAAGAGGGTCCCGTGGTAAGCACTATTCTTACAATCCTCATGGATATTGGCCTGGGCGGGATGGCCTACAAGTTGGTCCGCTCCCTGGAGGCTAATCAGAAGGTCATGACTTCGGTCCTGGCAGCCCTAAGCGTGCGCGTGGAAGCCCTGGAGCGGAAGACAGGCGGGGTCGAACCTCTAACCAAGCTGGTGTTGCCGTAGTGCTCGGCACTCTAGTTGCCGTCCTGGCTGGCGCCGGCACAGTCCTTGCTCTTGGCGCGGCGATTTGGTACTTTTTCCGTAAGGCGGCCACCGCGGAGTCGAATGCTTCCACGATGGAGGCGGGAGTAGCGGAGGGCAAGGAGCGGGTGGATAGCCTTGAGTCCGCCGCCATCGCCGTGGAAATCCAGGAACGAAAGCAGGAAGCCAGTGTTAAGCAGGACGTTATTGACCGGGTTGATGTTGAGCGGGCTCGCAGCATGCTCAGGGACGCCTTCAACAAGGGTGGTTCGAATTGAACCCACGCCGTGCAAGTTCGCGGCCTGGCCCGAGGACCCCGAGGTATTCATCTTTGACACCCTGCCCTCGGGCTCCGTGTGCCCCCCTGACGCGGTGTGTCTAGACGTACCGAGCGCCGTCAACATCGCCACCTGGGCCGAGCAGATTGAGCGCATGCACACGGCGCTGCTCACCTGCAAGGCCGTGGTCTTCTACAAGCCCATCACCGATAGCCTCGGCGAGTGGCAGCAGCGGGAGACCGAGAAAATTGGCGCTCCAGCGACTGACTAATGGGCTTCAACCTCTTTCAGAATTGGTACTACCTGGCCGCCAACCAGACCAAAAGCGAAAACGCCCTGGAACCGGCTGTAGCGGCTCTCGGGCGTCGGTATAGGTCTCAGTGGCTGTTCGCTGGGTTAAAGCATATCGCGGATTTTGTGCTTCTCGATGACCGGGTCGTTATCGAAGTGGATGGCTCCTCCCATTTGGAGCCAGCGCAGAAGCGTAAAGACATCGTACATACGCTTGCGTTGGAAAAGATGGGCTTCCGCGTTGTTCGGTGCCTTAATGAGGAAGCGCAGTCGGACCCCACCGGAACTCTTGCTCTTTGCCTCGGGGAGCGCCTCACTCATCGGCCAACCCTGGCGGAATTGGAAACACGGCTTCTGGCTCTCGGCCCCGCTCCACCTCGGCGCGAAACCAAGCGGCGTGGGTCGAAGCGAGCACCTGGGCCAGGGTCGGCTCCTTCCCCGCCCAAGAACGCAGCCCCCAGGGCCCGTAAGCCCCGACGTACCGCGCAATAATCCCATAGACCCAATCACTTAGCTTCTCTTCTTCGACCGCCTTCCGAAGCTCGGCCATGGCGTCATCAACTCTCGATAAGGACACAGACATGATTGAACAAATCCTCTCTATTGGCGCCGGCCTGCTCGTCGGCATCGTCGCGGCCCTCAAGCTGATTGCCCCGCGCACGAAGAACACGGTCGACGACAAGGTCCTGGCCTACGCGGACAAGGTTCTAGGCCTTCTCCCGGGCTCGGTCAAGGGCGCCGTCGAGGCGGGCAAGGATAAGGTCGAGGCCGACAAGACCAAGGCCTAACCTCCGTCAGAGCCCATACTCCCCGTACTCGGGCCCCCAATCGGGTCTCGGGTGCGGGGTTTTCTTTTGCCTTCACTCCAACCTCCTCATACCAGGAATTTCCCCAGGAATCTCGCTTCAGGTGAAATATGAGAATGCGGTACTCGGGGTAGTAGTAGAAGGAGAAGTCGGAGGACGCGTAAGAGCCTTTGACAACTTCAGCCAGGTAATGGGCTCTGGGTAACGGAGTCACCACTGGGTGGAATTCGGTCTTACCGTTCAAGTATCTGAATTCAAGTCGTTGGGATGGCAATGACAGAGTCCTTTCTCTTGGCCCAGAGGGAGATGTCACGCTCGGCGATGGCGTACCCCGTGACCCGGCGGGCCCAGGCCGAGGCGCAGTCAATCACAATAATCTTCTTGCTGTTGGCCTTCTCGCGCCAGCTCAACGAGTGGACCTGCTCAGCGTGGATTACCAGACCCATGTGCCCGATGCTAACCCGGCGCCCGTCCTTGAAGAGGCCCGGGTAGATAATCGCGGCCCCTGGGATGGGGAAGGGAATCGAGCGCCACAGCTTCTGGGCCCCCATAGCGTCCGCGACGATGCTATCCGTATTTTGCCACCCGTCGTAAAGGGGGAACCGCTTGGGCTCATAGCGAGATAGGCCAAGGCACCAGCAGACGAAGCCGGAGCAGTCGCAGCCCATCTTACCGTCTTTGTAGCCGTGGGGAAGTAGGTCAAGGGGGCGGCGTCCGCCTGCTCCTAGGATATAGCGGGTCTTCTCGGATGCGGCGTTCCTGGCTCGTATGACGGCGTTTTCAAGGGTCGACAAAGGGCAACTCCAGTTGAATATGCGGGTTGGTGGGCTCCTCGTCACCCGTCTCCTCGTCTAACCAGCCCGCAAACTCGAACTTGGCAATCCGAGCGGGCAGAGCTTTTGTAGTGAGCTGAGACTGGATGACCACGGCGCGGACCCGGCTCCGGGTAACCTCGAAGGGGAGGCCATTTTGGTAGATGACAAACACGTTATCCATCACTCACTCTCCTTGGCCACCAATAGGACCTGGTCACCAAGGTGCTTCGCGCTATCGATCTTAATGTCGGGGTACTCCTCAACAACTCTGGCCACGGCAATTTGGAGGGTGGGGGCGAGGACCGTGATGGTAACATTGGCGGCCCAGCGCCTGTCGTTGCCCTTGCTGCCTTTGGGGATAGAACCAGTAACGCGGTAGGACTTCATTCAGACTCCTTCGGGGCCGGCTCCAGGGGGAAGAACCAGGGGCCGTGGTTGTAGAAGCGGAACCCCACCCAGACGCCGGGTTTGGGTTCAAAATATTCGTAGGGGACCTCGGATAGCGGGCCGTGCCAGCGGATGGGGACCTCGTTCAGCTTCAGCTCCCGGGCCGCCTCACGCACGTCGCCCCAGGTCACCTCGGGCTCAACACTCAGCAGCTCCTTGGAGTCCAGGGTCACGGCGATGTCCAGGAGGCGCTCTTTCCAGGGGCCCAGGTCGGAGCACACCGGAGCCGCCTGCTGTCCAGGGGCCCAATTCATGGTCAGCTCCGGGAGCAGGTAGTGGTCCTTCACCTCGCAGGGGAAATAGGCGATGACGATGCCTTCGTCGGGGTCGCACCCCGGGAGGGAGGCGAGTAACTCGGCTGCGGAGTTCATGCGCGCCCCCTGCGGCGAATGGAACGGAGTAGGCGGTCGATGTCCTCCACGATGTCCATGAAGCGGCGGCCCGCAAAGGAGGTGGTTTCTAAGCGAGACCGGAGGAGGTGCTTGACGCGCTCGTCGATTTCGGCGGGCAGGTTGTCTAATCGGGCCATTATGTGTTCTCCAATCCGGTGAAGCCGGCTACTACCAGCCAGCGTTTATAGGCGGCCCGACCCAGGTCTTCGATGGCGCCCAAACAGTCAACACAATCGCAGTCGTGAATGGATGAGGCTTGAGCCTCCATGGTCCGGATGCGAAATCCGCACCACGCTCGTCCGTTGTCCCCCTCCTCCAGATGCTTAGTTGTACTTGGCGATATGGAGGGTGTAGGCGGCTCTGATGGCACGTTCGGCCTCTTTCTTGGTGATGTGTTGGTCAAACAGGAACTCGCCCCTGGGCAGGTCCAGGGCCCAGCGCCCCCGTTTCCGGGTTAACCGCGAGACCATCTCGTCTTCGGTCATGGAGTCCAAGGGGAGTCCCTCTTCGTCTGAGTCATATTCACTCACTTAGCGTCGTTCCAGGTGAGGCCCTCGCAGCCTGGCGACGTGCCTTGCGCTTGGCCTCTGATTTGGTTACTGAGTCGTTTCGACAGGTCTTGCAGGTCCTCACGGCAGTACCATAGCTCACGATGTTGTCTGGGGTCAACGGGTGGCCGCGGCGACAGACAACTAGGCGCAGAGACCGCAGTCGTAGGTTCTGCTGTGCTGTAACTGCCTGTAGGTGATCAGGGTTGACACACATTGGGGTATTGCACTTGTGGTCAATCTGAAGGCTACCAAGCGGTCCGTGGGCAGCCTCGTAGACCAGGCGGTGCGTGGCGACCAGCTTCTTGACCCCGTTAACCACTACCGAGACCTTGGGGTAGGATTTCACCTCGGTCCCCAGCCACAGCCAGCACCCGGTGGTGGGCTCTGGAATTATCCGCTCCCAGACGCGGTTGGGCAGGTTTAGCCCAGTAAGAGCCATCACTTGGCTGCCGCCCACGTGTCACCGACTCCCATTGAGACTCCCAGCTTAACCGTCAAAGGGTAGGCCGTCATCCACTTCTTTACCTGACCCTTGATAAGGTCCTGGTCGGCCCCCTCAGGAAACCTGAAGTCAAGCTCATCGTGAATCTGGCGCTCCAGCAGCAGGCCCTGCTCCTTAAGCAGCGGGTCGTTCATGATGTCCACCATCGCAGCCCCAACAATGCGTGCCCCGCCCTCCTGCATGGGGTAGTTCTGGGCCACGCGACAGGCCCGCTTAATCTTCCACTCGTCTCGGCTTTTGGTGAACTCGGATAGGTCACACCAGGCGCCACCAAGGCCCACAATGCCGTGGTGTTCTAATACGTAGTTGCGCACCCACCCCATGTACTTGGGCAGCCCAGGAAGGGCGGCGTAGTAGGCCCCAACAATCTGTTTGGCCCTCTCCTCACCAACGGGGTTACCGTCAACGTCACGCAGGGAGGTGGCGAACCCGTACTCCGACTTACCGTAATTCAGGCCGTACGAGATAGCCTTGATGTCTTCACGTAAAGCCTCTAACTCATCAATCTCCTTGAAGGCCGCGTCCGGGTATTCGTCAACCCGGATGCCTTTGACCTCCCACTTAAGTTCACGGCCGTAAACCGCCTTGGCATTGACCGCGTGCATATCTGCCCCGGAGTCCAGCAAGTCACCGAGCAGGTGGTCATCAAACAGCTTGATGAGCACATGGGCCAAGATGACCATCTCCAGGGCTTTCTCGTCGGCAACCAATAGCTTGTGACCCGGCGGGGCAATGAAGGCCTTGCGAATACCGAACCAATCCTTCTTGGGGTTCCGGGGAATCTGAGCAATCTCGGGGTTCTTACATGCTAATCGCCAGGTGATGGTGCCCGAGCGGTCGTCGTCGTCAGACGCGGGCCCCGAAACCGGATGCACCAGGCCATCGGGGGCCACGAAGCGGGGGAGCTTGGTGAGGTACTTGATGGCGCCCCGGATACGGCGCAGGCGAATCAGCTCCACCAGGAGGCCCCGCTTCTCGGGAGGGGCGTGGGCGATAATCCACTCCAGGGCCGTCTCGTCCATCTTGACGTCACCCTTGTCGATTTTTACCCGGCCCTTCTTCCACACCGGGCTCTTGGGCATCCGGAGCTTGTCGTGGACCAGCTCGATGACCTGGGTGGGGCTGGCCCAGTTGGGTTCGTCCTCCGGCTGGAGACCCAGGGCCTCCATGTGCTTCGCGAGAGCCTCGATGGTAGCGCGTTCCTGGTCCTGGGCCACCAGGGCCGTCTCTTCGCAGAACTTGGTGTCCAGGGCGAAGCCATTGCGCTCCATGGCAATGATGGCCTGCTCCACCTCATCGACCCGGGCGGACTTGTAGAGGTCTAAGCTACTTACCTGCATTGGACTCCAGTGACGACATAAACCCCAGAAGCTCCTGCCGGACGTAAACCACCTCGTCCCGGAGGGCCAGGATTGCGTCGGCAGCGAACTTGTACTCGTGACAACTTTGTCCCTGAGACTCACTAATCTCGCGGACCCGTTCTGCCCACTCGATAGCTTCGTCCACACTCACTTGCATAGAATCTCGCACTCCGAGGCGATTTCGATGAGGATATTACGAAGGGTGATAATCTCTGCTGGGGAGACCCCGGAGTTTGGGTGTTCCCAGTTGCGGCGAAGCTGGTCCAGAATCTTGTAGGTCACACGGTACTGGGCCAGAGTGTCACAGACCCAATTAGAGCAGCCTACCTTGTCACAGGTGCAGTCAGACATACAGCCCCATGGGTAGGAGGGTGGACTTGGCTCGCATCTCTTCATACGTCACGGCGCTTCTCCATCCAGGCAGCCAGACCCTCCATTACCTTGTCATCCTCCACATAGAAGATGGTCTTAGTCATCTCGTGACCTGCAAAGTGGAGCATGGTGTCCACAATCTGGCAGAACCGGAGGTCCGGGGTCTCTCTCCAAATCAGGGCCACGGCGTTCAAAATGTCGTCAATGCGGGCAGGGTCTCTCACCATGGCACGTTCACTTTCCGCCTCTTAGAGGCCGCAATAGCCAGGTCGTAAACCGCGAGAGCCAGGACGGCGTCTTGAGCCGCATAATCCAGGGCCTTTTCCCAAAGTGGGTGGCCAGGAACCACCGACTCCAGTGGGACTGGGTAGGTGACAAGACGGGGACGCCGTGTTTCCACACGTCCCTCGATACGAGCGTGGCCCGGGGTAGTGGAGCGCATTCGGCACCCCTTGGTTCCACACTCGCAGGCTTTGACTTTTCTGGAGGTGACGGTGTACTCGGTGCGGACCTCTGAGAATAGCTCCCGGAAGTCAATCGTCTTACCAGCTCCGACAAGGTCCAGTCCGAGGCTATCGAGCGTGAATCCAGCACCACGGGCTCGTTCCGGCCAAGCCCAGCGAGCGAGGGCGAGAGTGTTGACAGCGCCTTCCAGCTCAATCCCGGCATTGTGAAGGGTATGGGCGTCGACGGGTAGATTATGAACAGCCCACGAGCCTCGTCCCGATAATAGGGCACGGAACGGAGGGAAGGAAAGGGCTGAGGCATCAAGTACGGCAGCGTCTGAGACATGATAGCCCTTTGGGTGGAGGACATGGGGGAAGCGCTTCACGGCCACGGACATGAGGTGCATCTTAGAGCGGGCCACGGTGGACTCTTTGCGGATATCCAGGCCGTAGAACTCGGTGTCCAGGCCCACGGTGTCGCCCCGGGCAAAGGCGGCCTCGATGGCAGCGGTGACCTTGGCCACGCGCTCTGGGGTCCCGGCGTAGAAAGGAGGCATTAGAGTCCCTCCTCTCCGTACTCAGGCGGCAGCTCACTCTTAGGCGGCTTTACCAAGAGAGTCACGAGACCGGGGATGACATCTACGTACCACCTGCCGTTTCGCTGGTATGGAATGCCATACTGGTCATAGTTCTCCAGATAAAACGTGATGGTAGGCTTAGAGTCCATACTCGCCGTAGGTGTCCGGGTCCAGGCGCTCGGGCAGCTCCACGGTTAGGGCGAGGTCCCGGGGGATGGTGTCGATGAACCACTTGTCGTCCCGCTGGTAGGGGAGGCCGTAGATGGTCCGGTCCCTTAGCTTCCAGTAGACCGCGCGTGTGGCAGCCAAGTCCTTCAGGGAGGCCTCGTTGTACCGCCTCTTAAGCATGTCGCTTAACCAGCCGTAATCAAATGACGATGCCATACCAGCCTCCTCGTGGGCCCTCCCAGCGGGCCAAGATTTCGTCCGTTGTGTAGGTGAGTACCAGCTCGTTGTCCGCCGAGTCAGCAACCAAAACCCGCTGTCCGATAGCCCCGATGGCGGCCACCCAGTGCTCCCAGTTGTCCACGGGCAGAATCATGGGTTGGCCCCGATTAAGGTGGAGCCAGAGCGAGGCAAAGGCGGCGTGGGCGTCGCGGAACTTAACTGGGTGCCCCCAGCCTGGGTTGATAGACCGGATGGCTTTGAGTAAGCCGGCCTGGCTAGTCCCATCAGTTTTCTGGCGAGCCAGCTTTCCTAGCTCGTCCTCGGACCGGACCACCCCGATGGCGGCCAATGCGTTGTGCAAGGCCGCCGGGCCACAGCTACTCTGATTTGATTGGAACCGCATATTTTTCCTTGCGAGTGGTAAGGCCCTTGGCTCGGGCCCGCGTCATCATACTGGAAAGGGCCCTCCGGGTAATTCCAAACTCATCGGCTAGGGTCCGGAAGTCGACCCCATCGTTATAGGCCTTGATAACTCGACTAACTCGGCGCTGGTCGGGTCGGGGCCGATACCAGGACCTAATCTCCGCCTGCGTGTGAATGCGTCCCAACTCCTGCTCGGCCGTCCACCGGGCGTAGGAGATAGTGGTACTCTTTCCTCCACCCACCAGGGTAACTCGGAGCCCTCCGTCAGTGTCGTAGGGTCCATACACTTTCTTGTCTGGTCGCAGCTTGTCAGCTAGCACGGTTTCTCCTCGTAGGCCTAGTGGGGCTCGAACCCACACTTTGTCGCTTTTAAGGCGAGTTCCTCTACCGATTGGGATACAGGCCCTGGAGCCACCACCCGTACGGGACCAGGCCCCGCACTAGCTCCGAAATTTAGCGGTATAGCTCCCCGCGGAACATGCAGTATGGAGCCCCACTCTCATCCCTGTCAATCGTCCCCTGCTCCACCTGGAAGCCCAGCTCCCCGGCCAGGTCCTGCATCGTGACAATGGCAAACCCCTGGCGGTGCTTCTCCGCGTGCGGGCCCAGGAAGGGGTCGGACAGCTCCTGCTCGATGTCCCTCATGTGTCCGATGGTCCAGGCCCCGTGCATGACCGGGGCGCCATACTTGAAGCTGGGGGTGGTACACGATTCCGCCCGATGCGTGTGGCCATAGAGCGTATTTTGGCCCGGGTAGTTCGCCAGTACCGATGCAGCGGAAAACTTAGCCAGAGAACCACGAAGGCGATGACCATGGCATACAAGCAGTGGCCCCAGCTTGAGTCCGTACTCTTCACCATAGACATGCCAGCCGTCAAACAGGTCTCCATACAGCTCCGGCCAGTGGGTGTCCATGAACCCGGGGTAGTCGTCTTGGACCTGGGAAATCCAGTTCTCGTGGTTGCCGGTCAGGGCCAGGCGGTTGCCCTGGAAGAGGCGCCCCCACTCCTGGAACCAGGGCTTGGCAGCCTCGCGCTCGGCCTTGATGGTGCCCTTGCCCAGGCGGAACTTCTTGGCGGGGCGACCATGGCGGGAGATGCCGGCACAGTCGAAGGTGTCCCCGACCAGGAGCATGTTGTCACACCTGGCGTCCACCGCAACCTGGGTCGCGATGCGTAAGGCCTCGGGGTCCTCCTTGTCGAAGTGAATGTCGCCGGGGATGAACCAGGCGTCGCCGGGGTGGGTGTCGATGGTGGCAATCTTCACTTGATTCTCGCATCTCGCCGAACCCGGCGGTTGTTGGCTTGCTCTTTGCGGGTAGCCCAGCGACAATTTGCCTTTGAGTACCCCAGGCTATTATCAACTCGGTCCAGGGTCATGCCTGGTGGGGCCGCGCCCATGTCTCGGTAGAAGGCCCTGAAGTTATCCCACTCCGGGTCGAACCCGATGCCTCGACCACCGTAGTAGTCATACTTGGGGTGGGCTGGGTTACTGCACCTCTGCTTCATATTCATCCACGAGCGATATTCTAGGGACTTGGAGCGCCCGTGGTCGGTTCTGCGGAGGGCTCTCATTTCACCTTGGACTCCTCGAACTGAATAAGCCGGTCGATATAGGTTCTGGCCTTCTTCAAATCCTGGATACGCGTATCTGACCCGCCCTTATACCCAGCCCTACAGAGATACTTCACCGCGTTGCTCTCGGGGAAGCCCAGGCCCCACTTCAGGAGGACGTCCAGAGGCTCGGGGGAGAGGCGGGAGTAGTGGGAGGGGCTGTTGACGAGGTCGGCGAGCTTGGCCGGGAACAGCGGAGCCTCAGGGCTGAGGATTGGTACCGCCTTGTTTTGGCAGTGTAGCTCTCCCATGGCCGTGTAACAGCTGTTGAATATCCCACCGCACCCACTGCACGGTGTGCCCATCCCCATTAGAGGCTCTCCGGCTTCCGCACCCAGAGCTGCCAGTGCTTCATGGACACCCGACCCTGCCGCACCGCCGTCTTGAGCACCCGGCACTTGGTGGAGAGCCGCGCTCGGGCCCCAAACTTGATCCGGGCCCACAATTCCACGGCCTCCAGAGAGCTAAAATGGCGCCGGAGGGAGCCCTCAGGCTTCTCCGCTCCCAGGGTGCCGGTGATGACGTACTCTTCGGGGTGGCGGTCGCTGTATTCGACCACACTGGGAATACCCTCGTCGAAACTGGGTGTACTGGTGTCTGAAAGCATCTGCTCCTCAATGGTTAGCTCGGGCTCTAAGTCCCGAGGGTTGGTGTACCAGACTAAGCTACGGCGCTTCTTGGGGGTCATATCGGTCCTTGGTACAAGTGACTATCGTCCACGGTCCCTCAGGGTGCTGGTGGGTAGGTCAATCTCGAAGGTCATATCTCCCTCTCGGGCGAAGTTGGCCTTGGCGATGATGACCCGCAGCAGGTTGTCCTTCACGTTGGCCCCGAGCCGGGCCGCCACACGATTCTCGCGCCAGAGATACATGAGGCACTTGGCCCGCTCGCCCAGGGTCTTGGCCCAGGAGATGTCATTGAGCCCCGAGGGCATGAAACCAGAGGTGTCCAGGGAGTCGGGATTCTTGAATTGGGTCCGCTTCAGCTTCTCGTAGCCCCGGGCCTCGACGTCGGCCTTGACCTGAGAGAACACGACGATGGCACACTTGCGGCGCTGGGCTAGGGCGTTGGCCTCCCAGGCAAAGGCGGCAATGGTGCGCTCCATGGTCTTGTCGTCGTCCTCGGGGAAGGCCTGGGCATAGTCCACCAGAATCAGGTCCGCGTCGCTCTCCTCCATGAGCTTCAGGGTCTCTGCGGTGCTCTTGAGCCCACACGCGTGCTTGACCCGGGACCCCCAGCTCTCAATCTCCTTGACGCTGGCCTCCAGGCGGGCCTCGTCCAACTCTTCCAGGTCCAGGAGACCAATCAGGCGACTATCGATGCCACTTACCCCGGCCAGGGCACGGTCAGCCGTCTTCTCCGCCGGGTCCTCGAAGTCAATCATGAGGACCTTGAAGAACTCCTTGGCCGCCCCCCGCGCTAGTTGCAACTTGACGATGCTCTTGCCCTCGCCCGTGGCCGCCCCGATGACGGTTAACACAGAGCGCTGGATGCCCCCGTTGCTGTCCCACACGCGTAAGCCCGTGGGAATGAATGGCTGGACGTCGATGCCCTGGGCCTTCTCGGCGAGCAGGGCCCTGATTTCCGCGAAGCGAGTACGGACTGTGGAGGCTAAGTCGGAGGGCCCATCGTTAGAGTCCGAACTTGCCATAGATGGCCTCGTCTAGGGGAGGGGCTTCGGGCTTTTTCTCATCAACGATAAAGGTGCCGTTGTAGCCCCTAACTTCTCTATTCCAGAGGGCCTCGTAGAGTTCACGGCTTGAGTTCTCTATGACTGCGGTGGGCGGAAAGCCCACCCACGCTCGGGGCCGGCTTAGCTCCTCCTGCCTTGCCCTGATTTGCCGCTCCAGCATCGTGAAGTCCAGGCTCTGCGCCATAAAGGAGTTTGAGCGCCTGCCACCGTAGGGTGGCGAGTTCGATGGGTCCGCGTAGAGTGAACGAGGCTCGCTCGCAGATTCGCCGCCACTGTTCGATGTCGATTCCGAGGGCGCGGATTCCGGCAGCGAGTCCGTTGGTGTAGGCCTCGCTAGGTTTTGGAGGGAGTAGGAGCCTCTGGCCGAGTATGTCCGCGGCGTGAGCCACAAGGTCCCGGTATCCAAGCCGCCCCTCGGGTTTCGAGGCCTGTCGTTCGGCATCTAGCACCTTCTTTGGTTTGTAGGCATCGAGGAGGGCCACCAGCTCCGAGAACAGCTCGTGATGGGCCTCATGGGCTGACTTGCGCAACTTCTTTTCGAAGGCGGCGCTAATCTTAATCGTCTTCACGCACCCTCCTAAAGTAGTGGCAGACTGAGGAAGCCCCTCTGTCGGTCTGCCAGCGACCTGGTACCCCGATGTAAGCCGGAGTTGACACTCTTGCTCAGTGCGTGCCCGACACCCGATACAGGGCGACCGGCTCCATCGGATAGTCCAATGCTAGGGCGCTATCATCCGCCCTCAAAAGCCTGCCACCCACCGAGCAGAAAAGAGTCCACTTTCTTTGGGACGGGCTGGACGATACCCGGTACGTAGCTGCGGGTGGATTCTTAGGCCCAACGGCAGCCCCCAAACCTTACTCGAACGCCGGAGTGCCGGTCATGTCCGGGGTCTCACCGGCCGGGGGCGCCTCCACCACACGGTCAGATAGCTTCACAAAGCTCTGCACCATCGCGTCGTAGATGATGCCTTCCAGCTCGCCCGACTTCTTGTTGCGGCGATAGCGGGTCTTGCCTGTGATTTGAACCTCGTCGCCCTTGAGGTAGCCGGCCGAGCGCTCGGCCTGGAACTTGGCCACCTTGGCGTCAATCCAGAGGGTCTCGGTGCCCTTGGCCCGGCTGTTGTCCGGGAAGCGGAGGTAGACGTCCTTGGTGCCGTCCTCGTTGGCAAAGACGCGGGCGTCATTGGTGAGGCGGACGAGGTAGGTGGTGGTAGCGTGGGTGTCGTAACGGGTTTCGCTCATGGTATCCTTTCAGTACGGGGTGTTGGGGTCCTCGGGACAGTGCGGCGCTGATGGGCACCATCTACACTGCTCGCCTGGGACTAATCTAGGCTGCTCAGCTCGTGCTTCTCTTAATGACACGAGGCGGTCGACAAGGTCAACTAGTTCCTGCACGGTCGTTCTTGTCTCAGTGCGAACCGGGGGCTCGGCCAGGGGATACTTGGGCCAGTGGAGAATCGTATTGAGGCCGTCGGCAGCTCCTCCGGTGGCCTCGACAGTGGCGCAGAGCAGGTAAAAGCGCTGCTGGTACTTGTGTTTATCGAAATCGGCGTAGCGCCCGGTCTTGAGGTCTTCGACCCAGATGCGCCCAAACAAGTCGGACACATAGTCGGCCTGCCCCGTGACCCACTCATTGCCAAATTGGGCCTTCCAGGCGTCGGCCTCGGTCTTGCTCAGTCCCTTGGCAGATGCTACCTCAGCCGTTATTACGTTGTACGCGTAGCAGACCTCAAACTGTCCTGGAGCGGGCCACAGCTTGACCCTGGATACACCTGAGGCCTTTACCTTTCTCTTCAGGGTGTCTCCGTCCGGGCCACCCGGGTAGCGCCCGGTCTCCATCCAGTGATGACACGCCGTGCCCCATTGTGCGGCCTTTCCTGGGGGCGCGTTGACCCTGGGAAGGACCAAGGAGCCGGGGCACGTTAACAGGCGGTCTAATTCAGAAGCGCGAGCGAGGGGCACTGGATGGTCTTATCGCAATATAGAGACCCATGGCAAGCAAAAGCAGCCCCAGGCCCACAAGGGTGTAGTTGACCCTTTGGAGGCCTCGGACGTGGTCTGTGGGCTCCTCCAGTGCTCTCAAAACCCATCACGAAGTCTCATGTGCCCGTAAATGGATAGTATGGTCAGGGTGGAGAGCACGGCGCAGAGCACCAGGAGCATCACCCCGCCTCGGTAATCAGTTTGTTCAGGGCCGCCACCTCGACTTGGGACTGACTGAACTTCTTCAGCTTAACCCCCTTGGCCTTGAGACGGGCCGCGAGCATCCGGGCGCTAAGCTCTGTCATGCCCAGCTTGTCGGCAGCCTCCTTGACCGAGTTGGCCAGGGTCCAGACTTTGACGAAGGCGGTGTAGTCGTACTTGCGAGTGTTTGCCATTAGAAACTTCCCTTCTTTGCGTTGTAGGTCTCGTGTAATTGCAGCTTGTCTTCGAGTTCGAGCAGGTCGGAGGCCGAAATCTCCTTGCCGATGGCCTTGAGGATTTCAAGGCTGACCGCAGAGTCAATTCGGGCCTTGTAGACACTCAACGGGTTGTCAATCCGAGCAGGAGCCTCAGCCTTCGCCGCGCCCCCCTTACCATCGCTCGGATAAACAACGCCCTTATCCGCCTGGGCCATCTCTTCGATACCATACAATCCTCCCAGGGCCTCAGGCATCGCCTTGCGCAGGGCCAGCATCTCAGCGCACTTGGCCGCCATGGTGCTAGGGAACTTATCCCACATGGGGCCGGCCTTGTAGTCCTTGAACTTGGCCACGCCCCAGGTGACGTTGCCACTCTTGTGCTTCACGCCCACCTTGGCCGCGTAGACCGGGCCATCGGGCGGGATGTCGGACCAGGGCTTATCCTGGGCCGTGGTCCAGAAGGGTCCCTCTTGGCCCCCGTAGTCCGGGTTACGCGCTGCCACGGTCCGGAAGCCGTCGATGGACAGCGTGACCATCCACTTCCCGCCGCGTTCCATGAGGTAGACGTGGCGTTTCTTCCAGTCCAGGCCAGTTGAGGAACATACCTCGTCTAGGAGGCGCTGGGCGTACTCCGGGGGTGCCTTAGGGGCTTGCCCAGAGCGCGCCGGCATCATGTTCATGAGAATTTCGAGGTCTTGCTTGTTCATTGGTCTCCTTCGTAACGCACTTTGTTGTAGTTTACAACCACTTCTTGGACCCGGGCCGCGAACGCGGACTACTCGGCGGGCGTTATGAGTCCTCCTGGGGCCTCCTGGAGTTCGATCGCCTCGATGTACACAGCAATGCTGCGCTCAATGGTCTTCTTGCGCAGCTCGGCGAAAGTCAGCTTGTCGGCAGCGTCGGCAGCGGCGGCAGCGGCGGCGTAGGCTGCGGCGTC